AGTTTCAGTAGCGTTAAAACCCGCACTGGCAAACACTTGCATTCCGTCTGCCATTTCTTTGGCACTTCGCGGGTATTTTTCACTAAGTTCTAATGCCTTATCAGATAATAATTTCATTTCAGCATTAGTACCACGCGAAACTGCTCTCACGGCTGATAGACTTTTTTCAAATTGCATTCCTGAATCTATTGCCATTTTTAACCCGCCCGCTAATAAAACACTAGCACCAACCATAGCACCAATTGTTGCCCCTGATACCCCAACTGAATCGCTGAACTTTTCAACCGAACTTGATGCGGTTTTTAGCGAGTTTCTAAAACCGTCAATGTTTAAAGACAATATTCCACTTAAAGAAAATGCCATGTTTACCTCCTTTTAAAAATAAGCCGTAGCTATTATGCCACGGCTTACTATCTACTTATTCTTTTTCTTTTCCTCATCATAATAATTAACAATTATTGCCTTGTATAATTCATATCTGCAAGGGTCGTTAAGCACTTCTAAAAGAAAATCGTCACCGTGACCACGCAAGATGAAAAAGTTTAAAAAATGAAACTCGTTGTCTTGCGCTATTAGTTTTTTAAGTCTTTGGTCATTTCTTCTACATCTTTACCAATAATTGATAACGACAACTTAGAAATTTCTTCCATATCAAACATTTTATCTATAATCATATGAGGTTTGCATCCACTGTTAAAAGTTTCCTGTAATTCCTTATCTTTTAAGTTAGGCTCAATCATATGTGAGTAAATAAGATATACATCAATTTCAATTTCTTCCATTTTTCTAACATTGAACACTTCCGCTCTAGTTGCGGTTTTAAAAGTTACTTCCGTATCTAAACTAGGGATAAACATTGTCTTAATTTCGTTTCTTTTATCGTTAATCGCCTGTTTCATTTCGATTAATTCTTGAATGCTTTTGATAGCCATTTAATAAAAACCTCCGTTATTTTTTCTTACTAGTTAATTATACCATATTTACGTTACAGGGATAAATTCAGGAAATTTAATGTCGCTGAATGTGTGGCCGAAGGGAAATTCTCTTTCTAATACTTTGCCGACTTCAAATTCTGCAATTGTTACTTCATTAAACCAGCAATTATCTAATTGTACCGATTCTCTGCCGAGCGCATCAGGATCGTCAAGGGTAACAAATAATTGGAAACGTTTATCTTTGCCACTTTTAAATTCTTCAATAAATTCCTGTTCTCGGCTATATACTTTATTAATTTTTATCGAACCATCACAGGAAATTGAAGTAATTTTGCTATCTTCGTCATAACTTCCTGCCATTTGAATTTTTTCTCGATTAATTTTAGCTTTAGATTCTACAGACTTAACTTCTGCCCATAAATTACCATTCATCCATAATTGACCTTTGCTGCCACTAATTACTTTTTGACCTGCTATTTTAGCCATTTAATTACCTCCTAATTATAATATCCATCTTCATAACGTTTAATTGATTTTACTATTGTATTATAATCAACTTTGTAAAATCTACTCAATGCTTTTCTTGTTTCACCTTTTGATATTCTAATTATAACATCTTCTACGTTTTCTTTATTTAATTTCCATTCGTGTTTACGACTCATTGCTTTAACGCTTGTTTTTTCGTATAAACTCATGTGGAATGTTGGATCGTTTATTGATGATTGGTATATTTCTTCCAGTGTCATTTTCTTTTTATAAATCATGGCTTGTAACGCTTTTGGTGTTATTCCCATTGATTTTGCTATTTCTTTATGACACTTCATTCCCATAAATTCAATTGTTGTTGTTTTGTTTTCTGTTTGCTTACTTTTGGTTATCCAACAACAATTTTCAGGGCAATAATTACTATTTACATCTTTTCTTTCAATTGTAAGATGTTCTTCATAACCATTTTGTAACGACCAGTCAATAAAATGCCTTATTGACTCAAATTTGAATTTTATACCTCTTGCTCCATAATCTTTATTACCGTTTTCTTTGCATCTATTTCTTGCATTTAATGCAATATGATAAAGTCTAGGGAAATCATTACTAAAATTATGTTTAGTTACATGTGGTATTTGTGACTTTATGCTACATTTGTTACATTGCAATTTACTTTTTTGGTTTCTTAAATAGTTAGTTGCTTTTTTTACAAATTCTCCACAATCACATTTGCATTCCCAAACAACGTATCCACCACTACGTCTTTCTTTTGTTTCGATTATTAAAGTCAATCTTCCTAATTTTAAATCTTTATAAAGTTCCATTTATTGCCATCCTTTAAATTGCATAATTATTATATCATACTCTTTGGAAGAAAGGCAATTGTTTATATTCTTATAAATTCACCGATAAGAAAAAGTCCTCCATTGAATCGACTGGTTTAATGTTAATCATTAAAAATACTTGGTCATTTGTGTTATATCTATCAATTTCCGCATTTGTCATATCTTCTGTTTTAATTCCAAGACCATCAAGATAAATCTTCTGACGTTCTGTATCAATTTTACAAATATTATTATATTCAGGATCGAGAGTTACGTCACGTTCTAATAGTGATAAATACGAATTAATAGCAGCAATCAAAAGCAATTTGTTATCATAAATGTTCAACCACTTACCAACATAATTATCCTTAATTGTATCAGTTAAATCATCTCTAATCATATCAATAGTTTCAACAATACGAATCTTTTTAAATACTGCACCTTGTGTAGCTGTAGTGGTTGTCATGCTATTTACACCACGAGCAATCTTAATATTTTCTCCATCGTTGATTAGAATTAATTTACCTGCATCAATTGCGGTGTTTCTTGCATCATCATCAGCCAATTCGTCAAAACCTTCAACTTCTGGAAACGCTTGATAAGTTAATGATCTATCAATTGGTAATCCTGCAACGATTCCTGCAATTCTAGAAGTAAATTTGATCTTACTGTACTTTACTGCATTAACTTGCACATTGTCCGAATCAAAATTAATTACTCCCATATCATCAGCAACAATGCCACCACCGACAAACTTATAAGTCTTTTTGTCTACATTACGCTTTGACTTAACCCATGTTGATATAATTGTCATATCGCCAGTAGATGCAGTAGGAACCGCTAAATAATTCCAACGTCTGTTACCCATTAACTGTAATGCTGTATTTAATGCAGGTGTAACTGTTCCGATTCTTTCAACGTAAATTTTGCGCGGAATACCCATTAAGCAAAAAGTAATAAGTTGTTTATTTTCTGCTGTCCACTCATTGCCTAACTGGTCGATACTAGTATAAACAAAACTGTTTTTTACCGTTTGCGTGTCATCTAATAAAATTAATGCCACGATACCTTTTTGTGATCTCTCAATTAAAGTTGCAGCTTTAGTTTGAAAAATAATATTTAATTTTGGTAATCCCATTTAATAAACCTCCTCAAATCTTAATATAACCACTATCTCTTAAAATAATTATTTCATCGGGCGTACATCTAGCATAAAATTCCCCCTCATTCGTCTTAAACACCTCACCATTACTAGTAATTATAACACAGATATTACCTATTACGTTTTCATTAATATGTACTTCTTGCATTATTTTAAATTGATTAATATATGTTTGTGTAACTTCATTTTCATTATACCACGATAAATTAAACATCGTATGCAAAACCTTATCTATTGTATCAAATTCAAGTTCCTGCACATTTAAATTGCGATCTAATACTTTTATGTCGGTATTTATAACAGTTTCTAATTTATTCATCATATCAAAGTTTTTATTATTAGTTTGTAGGTCTTTCTTTTCATCGCTAAAATAACTAATATTTACTAATGCTTTTTGATCCCTATAATATTTATTAAAAACACCACTTTTTAACGGCATTAAATTGATATGAAAACAAGGTCTTATTAAATTCTGCACAACTTCTTCTGTATATATTTTATATGTCGGAAAATTAGTTTTTAATATTTTACTAATTCCATTTACTAAATCGTTAAATTTTATGCTCACTTATTTTAATCACCTCAAATTTTCATTTGCAAATTTTTCTATTTCTTTTTCTAATATTTGTGGTGCGTTATTTTGTATGTCCATAAACGCACGTTTTAACATAAATCGCCCAGGGTAGAATTTAGCCCATCTATTGTGACCGTACTCAACTGGACTTCCATATTTTACCAAATTATCTATTTCTATTTTTGCTTCTTTACCATCGTAAGTAGGCTTTTTCAATGTCCAAGAACGTCTTAATAATCCAGTGTCAACAGGTGTATACATTCTAACTTTATACCATAACCTCATTCCTATTCTTTGCATTAATTGTTTAATAAAATCAGGAAGTTTTGTTATCAATCTGTTAATTCTAGTTTTAAAACCTTTTGAATTTATATTAAAACTATAATCGTTAGCCATTACGCTTCGCCAACCATCGTTAATGGTACTTCTTGATGTGTACTATACCAATATTGCTCACCTGTTGTAAATTCTCCTAGCAAGCGATTTGCGAACGTTATAGATACCCTGTCACCAACTTTAATATCTAAACCAGTATCACAAAACATCTTAGGATTATAACTTACCTTATTTTCGCTTTCAGTGCGTGTTGTATTTTTACTATTACGGCTTGATTGGCTAAATGCACACGGTAACAATTGTAATAACGGAACTGGTACTAATTTTTGCTTAGTTGTTCCCCACTCGTTTTCAATTTCCTGCATCCTTGAAATGGACATTACATGAAAGTAAGTACTTTTAATATTCATTAATAATCCAACCTCCTCCATAGGTTTAATTGTCCTTGAAAGTTTATTGCAATTGAATCTAAACTTGTATGTATTTCAATATCTGATTTTTTATCTTTATATACAATTTGATAATCACCACGGGTAATTGATTTTACATTATCGCCATCTTGTGTGTCGGTCTTTCCTTCGCTACCAATGCCACCACATTTGATGATAACCATCTGCTCAATGATTGACTCTATGTCAGCATTTAACGTATCTTGATGCGTGTATTTAAGCACCATTTTAGTATAGTAATTTATCCAGTAATTAATTACTGGATCTTTACTTGTATCTCCTGCTTGTATACCTAATAGCATTTTTATATTTTCTAACATTTTACACCTCCTAAAAGTATTATAGCATAAAGAAAAGACTAGCTTTCGCTAATCTTTATACAACCCTTCTAACTCTACTTCTTCTATAATTTTTTCGGCTATTTTTTTCGCATATTCTGTCGGAATGCAAATTTGCGATTCTCGTCCATCTTCATCTGTGATATTTAAAAAGAAATACCCTTGATCTGTTTTAATTTCAACTTTTTCACCATTTGAATTTTTATAAATTGTTTTCATTATTACACTTCCTTAATTAAATTTAATACCGTTTTCAATTCCAATTTCAAATAAATCATCACAACTAACTTCCAAATCAAAACTAAAAAACTTATTACAAAACCATTCCTTTAATTCTTTTCTGCTTGCTTTATAACTCAATTTTCTTGCAAGCAATTCTTTTTTCATGTCCTTGCTAACAATATTCTTATCGTGATCGTTTTCTTTCTCCATATAAATAATATCCAGTATTTCAAAATCCATTTTTAACTGTCTCATGTTTCGATCATCCCAAAATATACATCTGTGCTATAATCAATTAACAAGTGGTTATCCAGTAATTGTGGAGTAATTCCTCTTTTTAGATATTCTTTTGTAAGTCTGATACGCTCACGAAAGTTTTTAAAAGGAATTGCTTCACATATTTTTTCGCCCATTTTGTTATTCCTCCTTTTGAAGTATCTTTAATCCTAAAGTTAATGCCCTTCTTAATATTTCAGCTGCTTTAAGACCTGTATTTTTAGCCATTATTTCCAATACTTCCTTTTGCCAATCTGTAATGTGAACTTGTTTTCTTATCATATGTTTATTATATAGTAAAGGTGTGTATAAGTAAATCGTTTTATACACACCATCACATTAAATTTTTATTTATTATTACGATAAAATTCTCTAAACTGTTTCTTCAATTCATCAATCTTGCTTTCCAATACATCTTCAATGTCGTACACATCATTTAAACTACTAAAACCGCAATTAATATCATCTTTTAATCTAACAAAATCAATATTCAATCCACTAATCTTATTTTTAAAATGTTGTTTTAATTCTTCACCTATTAAGTTACCTTTGCGGTGATTGCATGATGGGCATAAACATCTTAGATTATTTCTGTTATCGTTACCACCTTTTGAAACTGGTAGTTTGTGGTCTATGCTCATAGTTCGCAACTTGTTATCTTTTTGTTTCCAATTTAAATTCTCTTTGCATATTTCGCATTGTCCGTTTGCTTGTTCGTAAATTGTTCTTCTTGTGCTGTTTTCAATGCTCATGTTATTACCTCATTCCAAGTAATATTTTAATATTATCTTCATGATTTTTAATACAAATTGTCATTGTATAACTGGTATATTTACCTTTTGCCCAATATTTAAGATAAGATTTTAATATATCGGAAACTATATATGTATATTCACATTCTTTTATAAAGCTGTTAATTTCTTTATATGCTTTTCTTTTGCGTTGATTCACGTCCATATTTTTACCACCTTATAATTAATTTAAAACGTTGCTACACTTTCATATTTAGCTTGTGTTGATGTTTTATTTGTTGGTTGGTATATTTGTATTAGTTAATATATTAATTCTTTAATCCTGTTATCTTCCGCATTTAATAAATCGTTCTCTAATTGTTTTTTATAGTCTATGAAATCTTTTAATATTTTGTTAATAATAATCACTCCTAAACATATAATTAGCGCAGCGTATATGTTATTTACTAAATCTTATATATTATATAGTTAATTCTTAATTAGTAGTTACTTCTTATATAGTGGTCGCATACCGACTTTTGTATATGGTCGCATACCGACTTTTGACTCAAAGGTCGAAATACGACTTTTGATAATAAATGTTATAATAATCTATAAGCTGTTACTTTCTTTTTGGACTTCTTACCATTGCTATCTATCCAATGCATTTGCCATGATTGGATTAGACTTTCTTTGGTTAGGAGTTCTTTTTTTGCTTCTTTAAATGCTGTCAATTTCATTCTACAATCTGTACATAAATCTTCATTGCTTCTGAAAAAGAAATCAACTTTATCACCAGTGTATCTGTGTTCCAATTCATTTAAAACCATATATAACCAACAAGCATCTTTTGATAAGTCAGCATATTCTTCGTCATTAAATATATTTCTGCTTACCTGTATAAAATTAGTACCTTTACGCTTCATATTTAATCACACTACTTTACTTAATGCCGTTATTTATAAATTCATTCAACTGGCTTTCAGTAATAAAATACTCTCTAGTAAAATGATAAGATTTAATCTTTCCGCTTCTTACATACCTTCTAATTGTTTCAACATTAAGATTTAACAGTTTAGCAACATGTTTAATTCTATATGCTGTTTCTCCCATTACGGTGGTTGACATTTTATTTTCTTCCATTTACTTCACCTCCTAAAGCTATTATATGCTACTTAACGCTACAATGCAATGCTTTTTTTATAATGTGTTTAACCAAATAAAAAGCACCATACAATTAAGTACGGTGCTATAATTAATTAGGAGGTGAACTATGGAATATATAGCATTTATAAAGTTCGACAAAAAGAAAATACATAAAAACCAACTACCTGCAAAAAGCTATACACAAATATGTCCAATGGAAAATATTGATAACGAAACATTAGGAATAAACTGGTTGACTATTAATTATGGTAGCATAGCCGAAGAAATAATAATGTGTGATTCATTCGGTAAAGAAACAATAGTAAAATAGACAAACAAAAGCAGATACGTTATGTACCTGCTTTTTTTGTTTAATCTTTATATCCATATGATTCTTTTTCTTTGCGCTTATAACACTCATGTATTATTTTATCGTGTTGCATTACATAAACTTTATCCCATGACACATATTCACATTCTAAATACTCTCTTTCTATCTTCACACGTCTACGGTACTCTTTAACAACAAGACACTGTATCATTGGTATAGAACAATATTTCTTCTCTTGTAGTGCCAATTCCATGAGTCTGTTAAGCCTTGCGATGTTTTCCTCACAATACGTATGATCCAAGTTGAGACATTCTTTTAATGTGGATATTGCCATTGGTGAGGTATAACTAAAATCCTCAACAGGCAAGACCTTTAAATAATCTACCATGTAATGACGAATTTCTGCTGATTCTTTAACTTCTTTAATAGATTGGTAACGTTTCATTCGTTTAAATCCATTAAGACCTATGCTTTGATATATCCCTGCAAGGTCTGCAGAAAAATGACTAGCCATTTGTTCCCATGCCATTTGCTCCATTAGCATAGTTTCAAAGTCTTTGATCATATCAATTGGATATTTTTGACCTTGTACCCACGATACTTTACCCATAATTACCTCCTTACCTAAATAGTATCTAAATTAAGCCGTTACTGCAAAAGTTTCCATTACTCCCAATGTTGTAGTCGCAACTGCGGAAACCGCCATATAACTTGCAGCTGATTCTATTTTGATAATACCGCTTGCTGTCCCTAGTGCTGTTAACTCAAAATCATAATTAGTAGCAGATGGAATTGATTGAGCAGTTCCACGAATTTGTTTTTTTACATAAATTGCATTAGTTCCGCCAGTGTTTTGTAGTTGTAAAACTTTTCTGCGAGAATTAAAAGGTACAATTACCACCGCTGTTGTTGTTAATATAATCGGACTTGCCATAATATTTCCTCCTTTAATAAATAAAGGTAGGACGTTAATCCTACCTTTATTTTATTTTATTATTAAACTATAGTTGTTGGGATAAGATGATGTAAAATAGTATTAGTTTGTGCAGATAATGAATTACTTAGAGCAATAGATTGAGACAAATTACTATTTGCATTTTTAGCATCTGCTAATTGTGCTTGTAGGTTTTGTACATTTAGATCGTTGATTAATGTTCTAGTCATTGCACCGTCCGCGCCAATAGCCTTTTCAATTGAACAACAACAATTTGCCATTTGTGCAGCTAGACTGTTCTGCCCCATAATTAGTTGATTAGTAGCATTTGCAGTATCTCTACCAATTTCGTTAAATCCTTGGAGGGTGGTTGTATTTAAAAGATTAAAAGAATTAAGTTGTTGTAGTGCGTTTTGATTAGCACCAGCAACAACATCTCTACCTAAACCATTAATGCTATTAAGGGTAGTGTAGTTGTTGGATGCTTGACCAGCTAGAATTGCAGCATTTCCAGATTGATAAGTTAAAGCATTGTTACTAATACCTTGTAAATTAGCAATGTTAGCAGAATTCAATGCGGATTGAAGTTCATTAATCTCACCAGTAATTACACTAGAATTTAATTGACTCTGTACGCCAGTTACTTGTGCTTGGATACCACTAAGTTGTCCTAATTGAGCACCTTCTGCCATCGGCATTCCACCACCACCAATACTACCTAAACCACCACG